GGCGTAACACATGCCGGGATAGATTGGTGACAATCAGCGCTTCTTGGAACTCCCCTTCAGGGTTGTAAACAAGCTGCACTAATTCGACAGCACAGTAAGCTCTAGATATAGCCTCTACGGTTCTACATAAAGCATACTTTGTGGTCTCACATACCCCGGGAAACTCCAGGATCTCAAGATCGCACACTTGCTGTCGGGTCACTAAAACCCTGCGACAGGATGGAGAATGGTCGTCCGTGTTCGTAAACGACCCGTTCATCCCGTTGAGGTGTGCCATATTCCCATATGGCGCGTGTCGCTTTTTGTACTCCAAAAAGACATAAAAGAGGATCTTGCTCTGTAACAAAATTGTTTCCTGAAAGTAAGAGCATGAACCAACAGGGGGGTGGGCGAATTTTTTATGTCCTCTGCGATACGGACATCCAGCTAATCTGGAGGCGAATGTTTCTAGTCCTCGGCCATATGGACTACTAAGTGCGGTCAAAATTGTATCAAAATCTCGACTGCACACACCTCCTCCAAGATGTGTGCCGCCCCATCAAAACCCGGCGGAAGTTATTCCATTACCGACATAATAGATGGTGACATCGAAGTACGAACTGGACGAATTGGCCCCGCCGCTTGGGTTAAAGTTAAGCCCGAAGGTTTGGGACGAATTGTTGGCGCCAGTGACAGTGGCATACTTGGTTAGCACAGTCTGAGTATTGGTTACCACAACTGCATTGGTGGAGTCTATGGTGGAGCTGCCATTGGGGGAAGTCAAAGAACACATCCCAATGAAGCTCACAAGTCCACTGCTAAGATTGCAGACAAGGTCCAAAGTGTTTCCGACGGCCTGATCATAAGCTGAAACAGTGAGGCAATAAACATCTCCCTGAACAACATTGTTTATGGTGATGTTCAAAATGTTTGTAGTGGCAGCTATGGCTGTGACCGAAGAAAAGGCACCAGTGGCCGTCCCATTCACTAACGAAGAAAAACCACCAGCACCACCAGCTAAGACTGCGAAGATGCCGCTCAGGTGGTATGCCCCATAGCGTGTCAGATTGACCCTGGGTTTTGACAACACAACTCTGTAGGCTGCCCATATTTCACCCAGAGAGGAGCCTGCCGCGATGCCAGCAGGGGTTTGCGTGGCGATCTGGAGCGTGCCAAAATCGTACGACGTCAGGGGTGACTCCATCTGCTTACGAGTGAAAAGCTTGTTGGCCTGTTTACCTTCACACTCAATGCCGTACGTCAAATCCTCGTCAGGCCGTCCAGAAACAGCTTCTCCTGAATTCTCCATTTGTATCTTGGAGGTAAAAGGTTGGGCGAGGGGATTGTCATTTCTACTAATCATGACAGTGCCCATCGCGGACGAGGAATTGTACGGTGAGGTGGTGGATCGGAACTGAAAAACAAGTGATTTAAACTCGTACTCCTCGAAATTGTCGGCTAAGTTGGACCCGAAAGGAAACAAAGCACTCAATCCGGGGTTAATGGCGTATGATGTGTTGTTGAAGATATTCGCTGTCGGACCGGCAAAAAGTTCACCAATGTACTCATGATGTGAGAAATCGATGGAACGTGTACCGGGGAACATAGAAGTAGCTCCAACCCCACCTTTGACTAGTGGATTGACGATAGATGACGTATAATCGCCAGACCCAATCATACGGCTAATACGGCCACCCATCGATGAACCTAAATTAGCGCCAACACTGGGTGAATACCCCATCCTAGACGCCAAAGCACCTCCAGCTATGCCACCCCCTTGGGTTAACACGCTCTTGAGTGCGCTTTTAAGCGTTGCCATGGACATCACACCAGTTGATTTGCTCGCAGCGGGAGCTCGGATGCTCGCAGCGGGAGCTCGTTTGCTTTTTTGGGTCTGAGCTTGACCTTTACCACGCCTGCTAATGTATTCGTTACCCCCAGCAATAAACCGAGGGCGGTTCCAGAAAGCTCATTACACTACATCTGGTTCCAATGTTCCCGTTTTTAACATCTAAACGAGTCATGATCCCATCTATTGACAAGACCACTACAAACTGACAGGTGGAACAGGGTTTCCATGTTCCTCAAAGCGTCCCTAACGCTGACACACAACCATCCCCTGGAGTGGTATATATTGTGCGTTCTTTTAATCAGCCCCAAACGGTTAGCCCCCGTTCGTATCCGATTGAGCCAGACAGAGCTCCATAGTTAATTGTGCCTGACCCGATAACATGACATATCATGCCCTCACATCTCACCGAACGATGTGGGAGTTGTGTTTCCACTTAGCGGCCCTATACCGAGTTCATGTAAATCATACCAACAACGTTGTACTTCAAACCAAAGGTTGGTTACTAGGCAATGGCGAACCGAGGCGCCAGTCTAATGAGACTGATCTTAGTAGCCCAAATAAGCAATCCCAAAAGGGACCCTAGCCGGAGGAACCTATCCCCCCAACGTACTATGTTAATATGAAACTAAACACATTAACCCCACACCAATCTGAAAAGCGAGCGAATGCTCGTTTCCTTAATGAGTGTATATTGAGATAACAACTACTGTTTGTGGCAGGGCACCACACAGTTACAACAAAGCGTTTATGCAGCCTCAGGGAATTAACCCCATCATTGACCCGCTGACATGCCAGCGTTTGAAACCCAGAAGGATGTACAATTGTACATAGTGATTATTCTCACTTTTTAAAACTCACCAATGATG